AACCCATCACAAACCTACAAGCAGTCAATTGCAGGCCTCACAAGTGCAGGTCATATTGTGCAAAATGAAGGCTTTATCTGGTTTTGCGATGATTTCGGGAAAATGAGCTAAAATGCAACCTACTAATTACCTACTAATTAGCATTAGTAGCAACAATATCAATGACTTACACGACAAACTACTAATTGCAATTAGTATATCGTAACCAATCTACTACTAATACTATATACCTTTAGGTATAGTATATTAGTATGTAGTTAAGCGAATAGTATGAGATAAGGAAAATCGGGGTTAAATAATATGGAACAAAGGAGTAATAAAATGAATGACGTTAGTGAGGCTGGTGGCAATCGTGAAACGAGCGAGGGCGAGGTGGAACAAGCGATGGGTGATGAGAGGATGGTGAGGTCTGATGTGCTATCGAGGGCTAACTTGCTGATCACGGGAGATCGCGCGAAACAATACGGAAGTGCAGGCGAGAACTTCAATTGCATTGCGACGATGTGGACTGCTTATCTTGGCAGGCATGTGTCTGCATATGATGTGGCAAACATGATGGCCTTGCTGAAGATTGCGAGGCTACGCAATGGCGTGCATCTGGATAGCTCGGTTGATGGCTGCGGTTATCTTGCGCTGGCTTACGAGTTGTCTAATCAGGTCACATAGGCTTGAACAAGAGCCTATCATGAGGCATACTATGATCAGTGGGTTCTCCTCCCTCTAAGCGTGTTGTTTTTGCATTTACAACATGTTTCCCACTGAACTAGGCCGCGTAGCTTACTTTCCTCCTCCGAGCTACGCGGTCACATTACAAGGCAAGGATATGTCAGAGTTTATCATCAACTTAACATTGGACTTACATTGCTCTGATAGCGACGAGAGTGACCATGAGTTGAACGAGCTGTGCGATTACATAACTGATAGGCTTACCGCTGTGCCAGCTCAGACTGTGCTACAGTCGCTTGCGGAGGCTCTCATAGAGCTGCATGAGCAAGTCGTTGAGGAAGCCGGGCAGACAATGCATTGATTTACTGGCGGCATAACATACTGCAAGAACGTGCGATACAACACATTGGCACGCCGTTGCACGGGCGCACTCGCGTAATGCAAAGCGAAACTGTAGTCAATAGTTTCGGATAAACTGAAAGTTAACATAATATACATTATCGGACATATACAGGTAAATCTACAGTATATCTAATGATTACAATAGGTTAGCCAAATATAGGCCAATATACAGCCAATATGAGCTATGCGTTGTTCCATTTAGGCGAAACTAGCACATCTGGCGCAGCGAGGAAGCCCCCCCCGTCAACGGATTTTACGGGGGTAGTGTGTGTATAATCTCACTCACACAATTGCCTATGTTGCTTCTCGAAAAAAAATAATTTAAAGTATAATGGTGCATTACTTGAACTGCAAAAAGTAATGCACCTACACGGCAATAGCTATGAAAGGATAGCCGCGATGAAAAAAGAATTACCAACTGTAGAGTATTTACGCAAGACAATACGTTATGACGCAAAGACAGGCAGAATGTATTGGCTCAAGAGAACCAAAGAGCAATTTTCGCCAAAGACGTTAGGCGTCGAAAAACGTGTTAAATATTGGAATACTAAGTTTGCCGGCAAAGAAACAGCCTTATACACCGATGGGCAGGGTTACCCTAGATGTAAGATTAATAAAACAGCTTACGGCGCACATAGAGTTGCTTGGGCGTTATACCACGGCGCATGGCCTGATAAACAAATTGATCATATCAATGGAAATACAAAAGATAACCGCATAGTTAATTTAAGATGTGTTAGCATGATGGAAAATGCAAGAAATCAAAAACGCCCTTGCACCAACAAAAGCGGATTCATAGGTGTGCATTGGGATAAACAATCGTCAAAATGGCGTGCGCAGATAGGTGTCAGAAGAAAAAAAATTATTCTTGGATATTACGATGATATAAAAGAAGCAGTATCCGCTAGAAGTGCCGCAGAAAAAAAATATAATTTTCACCCCAACCACGGTAGATAGGAGAACAACAATGGCTGGCAAAGCATTACGCAGAAGAATACTTGCCGATGTACTAAGCAAAGGCGGTGCTGAATACTTGTTTGAGCAAATAGCCTCTGGCACGACACTCACAGCCCTTGCAAAAGAATATGATTGTTCCCGGCAGTATCTTAGCACATCTCTCAAGACCATCCCTGAGTATGAGCAAGCCCTACGCAAAGCTAGGCAAGAGGCAGCGGATGCACTCGTAGAACAAGGCCTAACAATGGTAGATGATCTGGATGGCGGCAGCACATCAAGCGAAATAGCCGCCACCCGTGAGAAGGTGCAGTGGCGCAAATTCATGGCAGGCTCGTATAATCAGGAGCGATACGGCAATAGACCCCAGACAAACGTGACTATATCTGTGGGTGACATGCATTTAGACGCTCTACGCAAAGTCAATTCCGATCTGGCAGCTATCCATAAAGAAGACCAAGAGCGTGAAGCCAAAACGATTGACGCAGATTATGAGGATGTATCAGATGAGTGATAACCCGTTACAAGAGTTTGTCCTACGTTACCGGGATGACCCAGTGCTATTTGTGAAAGAGGTGCTAGGAGCTACGCCATATGATTACCAAGCAGAGTTTCTCAATGCCATATCAGATGGTGAGCGTAAGATGTCAGTACGATCAGGCCACGGTACAGGTAAGTCCACGTCAGCCTCTTGGGCTATGCTCTGGTTTCTCTTGCTACGCTTTCCCAATAAAGTCGTCGTCACAGCCCCCACGTCTAGCCAATTGTTTGACGCATTGTTTGCCGAGCTAAAACGATGGATTAACGAGTTGCCACCCCATCTACAGCAATTGCTAACCACCAAATCAGACCGCGTCGAGCTAACGTCGGCAGCGTCCGAGGCTTTCATATCAGCTAGAACGTCACGCGCAGAAACGCCAGAAGCGTTAGCAGGCGTTCACTCTGAGAATGTTTTATTGGTGGTAGATGAAGCATCAGGTGTGCCTGAGAAAGTCTTTGAAGCTGCTGCTGGGTCAATGTCAGGGCATAATGCTACCACGTTACTCTTGTCTAACCCCACACGCTCGTCAGGCACGTTTTACGAGAGCCAAACACGCATGGCAAAGAGCTGGTGGACGCGCAGATGGTCATGCGTCGATAGCCCGCTTGTATCAGCAGAGTTTGTCGATGAGATGCGTGAGAGATACGGCGAAGAATCAAATGCATTCCGTATACGTGTGCTTGGCGAGTTCCCACTAGCCGACGACGATACGATCATTCCGTTTCACCTTGCCGAAAGTGCAATACATCGTGACATTGAAATTACGCCTGACATTAGACCTATATGGGGCTTGGATGTTGCAAGGTTTGGCACAGATAAGACTGCATTGTGCAAAAGGTATGGCAATGTTGTGACTGATATTGAAGCGTGGCAAGGCTTAGACTTAATGCAGACTGTGGGTCGTGTCATGGCTGAATATGAAAATTTATCGCCAAGCCTACGCCCAAACGAAATACTTGTGGATAGTATTGGTGTTGGCGGCGGTGTAGTTGATAGGCTGCGTGAGCTGGGCGCTCCAGTGCGTGGAATTAATGTTGGGGAAGCGCCTGCTATGGGCAAGACTTACATGAACCTGCGCAGCGAGTTGTGGTTTAAGACAAAAGCGTGGCTGGAAGACAGGTCATGCAAGCTGCCAAAAAATGATCAGCTCTTAGCCGAGTTAACTGGCATACGATACGCATTTACCAGCGCAGGCAAGATGAAAGCTGAGAGTAAGGACGCGATGCGCAAGCGTGGGTTAAAATCGCCTGACTTGGCTGATGCATTATGCTTAACTATGGCATCAGACGCAGCCACAGCATTGTCTGGCGCAAGCATGAGCTGGAATAGGTCTATCAAGCGCAATCTTAAAGGCATTGCATGAATAAAAAAAAATTCGACAATTTGTCACCTAAGATGAAAAATTTATTAATGACCAAATGGATTAAACGTTACATGAGCCTTGGTTTGACGTTGGAAGATGCTCAATTTGCTGCACGCTGGAGAGCTGGAACGTGGAAGCTATCAGATAGAATGCGTGTTGTACTAGCTAATGTGAATGAATTGTGATAAGTTTAGGCAAGATACCAAATAGGCTAGGATTATGGCACAGAATAAATTTTTAAGCTTTCTTAACTCGCTAGATAAAGGTGCAAGTGATAGAAACAGCATTACTGAGTTTTTAGCAAATGTCTTAACACCGGGCGACGAGATGGAATATGTTAATGGATCGCTTATGACTACTGGTGGCAAACCTGTAGAAAATATTGGCGACAAAACATATTACGGCACGCTAGGCCAAGCTAACTTTGCTGGCAATGATCCAATCAAAGATGGTTTGCTATCAAAGATGACTGAAGCGCCTGATAAAGTAGCGCGCAAGCTTGGATTGCTTGAGACTAGCCCACCTCCACTAAGGCCAAGCCCAGCGCCTAGCTCAGATATTTCTCCTTTTACCAATCTGCTTCCATATGAAGACATGCTTCAATTGCAAGATATGGCAATGCCAAACAAGCAGGGTTTTGTTAAATACCTGACAGATATGTATAATAGAGACCCACAAAATTATTCTTATAACATGTCACAGCCTGACGGATTAGCTTCATTGGCTAGAGCTTTTAATACAATAAGTATGGCGGAAAGTTTTCTTGACCCTAATGAAAAATCTTACAGCCCCGGTGCAATAGTTGATTTTCCTGAAAATTTAGAAAAGTATATTGAAGATAATACGCTTACAGGTCCAAATGTTAAGCCTTATGATGGCCCCGGTGCTATTATAGAGCTTCCTGAATATATGAAGAAAAAGATGGGATTATTGTAATGCCAATTACAACATATGCAGAATTAAAGACAAATATTGCAGATTTTCTGAATAGAGATGACCTAGCATCTGTGTCTTCCACGTTTGTCTCACTCGCAGAAGCAGATTTAAACAGGCAAATCCGTCATTGGCGGCAAGAAAAGCGCAGCACAGCCGAGATTGACACGCAATATAGCGCAATACCCGCAGATATGCTCGAAGTTATACGATTTTACATCACAAGCGGAGATACACGCCCACTTGAGCTAATTTCACAAGCAGAAATGCTTGACCGCAAGTTTAGAAACCTAAACACAAGCGGGCAACCAGCATATTACGCGGTTACAGCAGGTGAATTAGAGGTTTATCCAGTTCCAGATGGCACATACACGTCAGAATTGTATTATTTTGGCAAAACAGATGCATTATCTGATAGTAACACGTCAAATTGGATATTAGAGCATTATCCTGATGCATATTTATATGGTTCACTAATACATTCTGCGCCATACCTAAAAGATGATGCAAGAATACAAGTATGGGCAGCGTTGTACCAAAATGCAATTGATGCTATAAATCGAGCAAGCGAAAAAGCTAAATTTGGCGGTTCTGGTCGTCGTATGAAAATAAGGGCATATTAAAATGAGTTTTTCTAATACATTCGAGACAACAGTTCTAACGTGGGTGTTTACTACAAGTAGCGCAACACGCCCCACAGCGTGGCACATAGCATTATACACTGCCGCACCAAGCGATACAGGCGGTGGCACAGAAGTGTCTGGCGGTGGATATGGTCGTAAGGCTGTAACATTCACAGTATCAGGCAATACAGCGTCAAATAACGCAGCTATTGAGTGGGATACAGCAACAGCATCATTTGGCACAGTTACACACGTAGGCGTGTTTGATGCTGCATCTGGTGGCAATTTAATTGCTTACGCTGCATTAACGACAAGCAAAACAATTGATACAGGTGATGTTTTCCGCTTACCATCAGGCGATCTTGATATTACCCTAGACTAATGGCTGAATATCGTAGTGGATATGGACGAAGTGCATATGGCTCATATAATTTTGGGCTAGATGGCTTTGTCACGGATGGAGCTGGCGCAATTGTTACAGTTACGTCAACTGCTGCGGCTTCACTGCGTGTTAGGTTAAGCGCATCTGACATAATCACAGTATCCACGACTGCTACACAAGCGCAAAGAGTACGTGAAGCATCTGCAAGTAGCACAACATCATCAACAACGTCTGGTTCTGCCCAGCGTGTGCGTGAAGTTGCATCAGTAATATCTGCCAGTTCATCCACATCCGCTGCTGGCGCAAGAACACGTAACTCAAGCAGTGCAATTGCCACAACATCCACAACCAGCTCAGATATGGTGCGTGTAAGACATGCAATATCAAATATAACACCATCATCTAGCACATCATCAAACGCAGTTGTTGTATTTAGCGGTGCATCTCAAATTAATACAGCACTAAGCACAACTGCTACATTTAACCGGGTGCAGTTCTCCGCGTCAGCAATTGCAACGGCATTGTCTACGACATGCCGAGCAATTGAGAAGTGGGAAGTTGAACAAAATACGCCTGAAACATGGACACCACTTGAAAAGACACCCGAAACATGGCAATATGTGCCTAACGCAGTCAATGATTGGTCTGCCACTTCCCCTACATAGATGGAATGGACAGCTTCATAGGCAAGAAGTATAACTTTGGCTAACGCCGCATAGGAGATTAACATGGCTGATACTACAACAACCACATATGGTTTGGTAAAACCAGAAGTTGGCGCGTCCGAGGATACTTGGGGTACAAAGATAAACACCAACTTAGACAGCGTTGATAATCTGCTAGATGGAACAACACCTGTCACGGGAATTGATATTAACTCTGGTACAATTGATGGTACAGTCATTGGCGGAGCATCAGCAGCGGCTGGTACATTTACAAATATTGCGGGTACATTAACTACTGCCGCACAAACTAACATTACGTCACTTGGAAGCCTTACATCTCTTACAGTTGCAGGTAATGTTTCAGTAGACGGCGGCACAATCAAGCTAGACGGGAACTATCCTGTTGGTACAGCTAACGTGGCATTGGGTGATGCCGCATTAGATGCTTTAACATCAGGCGGTAGTAACGTGGCTATTGGGGGTGGGTCGCTAACATCAAACACATCAGGTAACAATAATGTCGGTATTGGTCGTCGTGCGCTTCTTTCCAATACTTCTGGAGGGGCGAATGTAGCTATTGGTTTAGATACTCTCCAAGCTAACACTGTATCTGACAACACTGCGGTTGGTTTTAGTGCGCTGACAGCCAACACTACTGGACGAATTAATACCGCAGTAGGTAAAAACTCAATGCTTGCCAATACTACAGGTGGAGATAATTCTGCTTTTGGTGGTTTAACTTTAGATGCTAATACAACTGGTAATAGTAATACTGCACTGGGATATTCGGCTTTATCTGCAAACACCACCGCAAGTGGCAACACCGCAGTGGGTTTTCTAGCTGGGTATAGTAATACTACTGGTAATCAACTTTCTGCATTTGGCTATCAATCATTATATGCAAATACTACAGGCGAAAGAAACAATGCATTTGGCTATGCGTCATTAACCAGTGTAACTACAGGCGTTGACAACAATGCATTTGGTTACAAATCTTTAGAAAACAACACTGGTAACTATAACACTGCAATAGGTAGCACTGCTTTACGCAACAACACCACCGCATCCAACAACACTGCCGTTGGTTATCAGTCGCTTTATGCTAATACTACAGGTAATCCAAACACTGCTGTTGGTTATAGGGCTTTGTATCTAAATACTACAGGCGGCGCTAATACAGCCAATGGTGCTTATGCTTTATATAATAACACTACCGCCGCTTATAATACCGCAGTCGGTCAGCAAGCTCTAACAGCTAACACCACCGCATCTGAAAACACTGCCGTTGGGTATCAGTCGCTTTACAATAATACTACAGGTGTAGAAAACACTGCCGTTGGTAAAGGTGCTTTAAACTACAACACTACAGCAAGTGGAAATACTGCTGTTGGTCGTATGGCGTTAAACTATAATACCACAGGGGCTGGAAATACAGCAGTAGGACTACAAGCATTAATTTCCAACACCACCGCAAGCAATAATGTTGCAATAGGTAAAAACTCTTTAGGACTTAATACTACAGGCGAGAGTAACGTTGCTCTAGGTGTAAACGCATTAGATGCCAGCACTACAGGAAATTATAATACGGCTGTTGGTGATCATTCTTTATCATCAAACACCACAGCTTCAAGTAATACTGCTATGGGGCAAGCAAGTTTGTTTTATAACACTACTGGAGCTAGTAACACTGCGATTGGTAGGGATGCTTTACATTTTAACACCACCGCAAGCAACAACACAGCAGTTGGGTTTCAGGCTGGGTATACTAATACGACTGGGGCGCAGAATACATTTGTTGGGCATTTTTCTGGTCGTAGTAATACCACAGGGGTAGATAATACCTTTTCTGGAAGACAGGCAGGTTACACTAACTCAACAGGTAATTATAATACAGCTCTAGGTACTTATTCCTTTATATTAAACACAACTGGAAGCAATAACACCGCTGTTGGGTATCAAGCAGGGTACAGTAATACTACTGGAGGTAATAACGTAGCTGTTGGTCAAGCCGCACTTTTCTCAGTTACTACATCTTCAAATAGTACAGCTGTCGGTTATAACGCATTAAGAAATACCACAAGTAATTGGAGTACAGCGGTTGGGTATCAGGCATTGCGGGATCAGACCTCTGGGAGTAGAAACGTTTCTGTTGGCTATGAGTCTCAAGTTTTAACAACTACAGGTGTAAGCAACACATCAATGGGTATGCTTTCATTAAAAACTAATACTACAGGCTCTTATAATACTGCCCTTGGTGATGACGCACTTCAAGCCAACACCACCGCAAGTAACAACACGGCCGTGGGGTATCAAGCTGG